TATTTACCAGTTCGAATTACATAAGTGTCTATTACTTTAGTTTTACTCATTGTCTGATTTCCCCATTATTGAAGATATAAAGATAGCGGTTAGAATACCCACAACGACTATTCCAGCCGCGGCCAACGCTAATATCACACTGGATATAGCGACTAATAAAACATAACCTATAATTGATTCTATCATAACTCACGCGGCCCACTATCTACTTTAACGCTATAACCTAGACGTTTAATAACTGATATAGTGTAGTCGGTAAGCGTAGTAGTACCGGCAATACATGCGAATCTGTACGCATCTTTACATACTGGGTATACCTTATCAGTACCGTATACTGATTTAATCTCTACTGTGATTTCCATTTCGATTATTCCATAGTAGTGGGTGAAGTCCGAACTATATAGATGAGTGTTGAGGGTGTCAACCATATTCTACCCACCCACTCACACCCACCCGGCAGGGTTCCGGGTTCAGTCGTACGGTTTCACGAGCTACCCACCAACGCTAATGATAATCGTTTGCATCTAGAATTAATCAGAACACAGCAGTACAGACCGCCTAACGCGAATGAGAAGCGTTCTCATCGCGGCCCGGCTCCGCGCTAAAAAAGAACGCGCGCGTGACGACCCCCGGCGGCCCCCTTTTTGTTTTGCGTGTGTGTACGTTTATTGTATACACTCACCATCGGGACAATATCACTTACATAAGCAAACCCTAATATGGCTAAGAAAAAGAAGTCCTTAATAGACCAACTCGTAGATGTTGGGGTGGGAACATACGAAACAGTTAGATCACCTTTTCAGTTGTTGGGAACTGGATTATTGGCTGGTGGTGAAGCTTTAGCCTCTGGGGTCGATTGGGATGATAGGGAGGGGGTACCCTTCTGGAACCCCGAAGAGGCCAGTGAGGGGCTTTCTAGGGGCGCACAGAGGTATCAATGGAGTCCTCAGACAGAATCCGGTAAAGCCAGTTCTGATGTGGTAATGGCTGGACTAGAAGCTGTTGATGTACCCTTTCAAATGTTTGGCGAAGGGGTGGAGGGTTTAACTGGTTCAGAAACTGCGGGAGATGCGGCTTACTGGTTGACCTCCTTAGGTCTTGGTGGACCTATAAAGGGAATGACTAAAGCGATAACCAGCAAACTTGGTAAAGCTACTATCGGGGATAAGACTAGAATTAGGCGTTCTGGGTGGTATGGTAAAGGACCGGGAAGTATTGCGGCAATGGGAAAACTTCCTGCGGATATGGCCTTTCAGGGAATAGTCCAAGGTTTAAATCCTGTCAATCTTGGAAGATATCAGCAATTAGGTATTTCAGGCCAAGCGTGGAATACTATGAATAAAAACCTTGCAAAGTCAATGGATGAATCCCTAGAGGCTGGTGTGCGAAGTCAAGCGCGTAGAGATATTGTTGGAGATATATCTAATCAGTATGCTCAAAAAGTTATGTATGACCCAATGCATCCAGCAATACAAGCAGGAGCGCCACTACATAACGCGATGAAGCAAATATTCCCTAATTCAGAATTAGTATCTCCTAAGAATATAGCAAATAATCCAGAGGTTTTATCTAGAATAACTGGAATGAATATTAGGCCGGGAGTAGCCTCTCATATATTGCCTCATATTGAAAACTTCCCTAGAATACAGGAAACTAATAAACCTGTAATGTTAGCTTATAGGGCAGAACACCCAAGCATTACCGGAGAACAATTTAGAGGCGCTGTTTTTACAGGAGAAAAGAATCCGGTTCATGGGCTTCAGCGTGCGTGGGATAATTTAATGACCAACAATGTTCCCATTACAGCAAAGAGTTTAAATGAGGAAAGAATTGCTATAAATAAAACCATTCATTCTGAGAACATTATAAGGATGTCAGAGTGGGAAGCTAAAATAGCTAAAGCAGATAAGATTGACGCTCAGAGAAAGGCTATGGAAAAACCACCCTTAAATGATAAAGGGGAGATAGTTAAGGCGCAGAGAGCCGCCAAGCCAAAGCTGGAGTCTGAATCACCCAAGCCAATAGCAATGCAGGATGGCGATGGTTTTATAAGTTGGTCTTTTGAGGTTAGGGCTGGCCCTGACCCATTGACAGGCTCTATTACAGTAAGAACTGTATTGGACCCTAAAACTGGTAGGATGTTTAATATGAGTATAGATAGGTTAGCTTTCGGATCAAGAAATAAATTAGCTAACAAATTGGTTGAGTCTGGAATAAAAAATAGCTTTATTTCCCTTACTCCTCGCAGATCATCCTTTTCTGATGCCGTTTTAAAGAAACACGGTCTTGATGATATTTCATTAGCTAGGGAGCAAGCTCAAGGAAGGAAGTCTTTAACAACTGGAAAGGGAGAAGTTTCCCAACACGCAAAAGAGTTGCGGGATAAAACTCTTGAAGAAATGGATATGGCTTTGGTAACAGGGAAAGCAACCAGACCTCCTGTATCTGCCGGAAAAACTGTAGGGGATGCCGCCGCAACTGATGCTATTGATATAATGAGAATGACACAAGCACCATTCAAACCTAACTATATGGAACCATTTTTAGCCGGGGGAATACCAACTATAACCTCTTCTGGAAACTTACGGAAAAAACAAAAAGAGGGGTTGGTGTATGGAGATGATGGACTTTGGTCTAAAATAGGGGGTTTACTTGCGTACTGATAAACAGGAAACATTTATTGACCAGTATTGTCTACATGGCAATGCTACTAAAGCTGCGGAGATGGCGGGATATGGTTCTCCCAAGCAACGTGGCTATGAACTTAAAAACCGGTTCTCTAGTGAGATAGATGAGCGTACACGCAAGATGATCTTTGACTGTGTACCCGGCGCATTGTCTCAACTGAAATCTCTTTCCGAAGATGCCGAGAGTGAATCTGTTCGCCTTGGCGCTGTAAAAGATATACTGGACAGAGCCGGACTTAAACCCACCGAGAGGATTCAACAGGAAATCTCTCAGGTAGAATCCAAATCAACCGCAGAACTTCAGAGAGAACTGGAGACTTTAATTGCCCATTAGAAAAGTAAAGGGTGGCTGGAGTTTTGGCGGCGGGGTGCATAAAACATTAGCATCCGCTAAAAGGTCATATAAGGCTTACCTAGCAAAGAAAAATAACGAGTCGAGGAAACGATAATATGACTATGAGCAAAGAATTGAGCCGCGCTGAAAGAAAGGCGCTCCTAGCGGATCGAAGCAGGAAGCGAAGGAAACAATCAGAGAAAGATAGGAAGTTTGAAAAGAGGAAAGCATCAGGCTGGTTTCTTGGCATATAAAAGCAGGGGTTGAAGTATCTGAATAAAGATATCGAAAAAGCCGTAGAGATAGCGCGGGAGATTAACAAGCGCCAACGGTTCAGCAAAATAGAGTTCTACGATCCCTACCCGTATCAGGAAGAATTCCATGCAACAGGCGCTGGTAGTAACCAGCGGTTGCTCATGGCCGCAAACAGAATAGGAAAGTCTTATTGTGGCGCATCGGAGATGGCCTGTCACTTAACGGGACTATATCCTGAGTGGTGGAAGGGTAGAAGGTTTTCTCAACCAATCACAGCTTGGGCTGGCGGAGTCTCTAACGAAACTACCAGAGATATTGTACAAGCAGAATTATTGGGTTCTCCTGATGACCCTGAAGCCTTCGGCTCCGGGGCGATTCCCAGAAAAAATATAATAAAGACGGAACGTAAGCCCGGTGTACCAAACGCCAAAAGCGTAGCTTTGGTACGCCATATTAGCGGGGAGAACTCGTCTTTACACTTCAAAGCCTATGAGATGGGCGTTGAGAAATGGCAGGGTAGATCAGTAGATGTTGTCTGGCTAGACGAGGAACCGTCAAGAGAACTGTACTCGCAGGCTGTGACGAGAACACTGGATCGTAGAGGAATGGTCTACATGACCTTTACCCCAGAACACGGAATGACGGAAACAGTTGCGGCGTTTATAAATAATATTAAGAAAGGGCAATCCCTAACAAATGCCACATGGGATCATGCATCCGAAAAGATAAAGACTTTAGGTGGTGTAGATGGTCATTTATCAGAAGCTGTTATGGAGCAAATCCTTTCAGCATACTCCCCACATGAAAGGGAGATGCGTAGATACGGAAGACCTTCTATCGGTTCTGGATTGATCTTCCCGATTAATGAAGAAGATTTAATGGTTGACCCCATAGAGCTAGAAGATCATTGGCCGAGAATAGCGGCTATTGATTTCGGATGGGATCATCCAACAGCAGTAGTCTGGTGCGCGATAGACAACGATAGCGATACATTTTATATCTATGACTGTCATCGAGCATCTAAGGCTTCTCCGGCGGTACACGCAGAGGTTATAAA